GATAAAAAATCTGACTCTTGCAGCAACCAATTTAAAGTGTATTTACGGCGCAGGCCGTCTTTGTCTTTGATGTGTCTAGCTGATGCACCAATGTTTGAAAAAATAGAATTTGATATATACTCAAAAGCCACTTGATAAGGCTCTGCACCGGCAAGCACTGTTGTAAATGCTGTGTCTGTTGAGGTGATCGGTGTGTATGCTGATGATTGAGTGAAAGCATCTTGATATTGTGTGTAATTAAAAAACACACTGCTGATCAAATTAATCGTGCCTGAGTAAAGTGATGGTGCAACCACCCTAAATTTAAACTCTTTAAACACCCAAACTGAGGCATTTAACCCCATCACATCGGGGCGTAAATCATGTATATCGTCTGCATCAATAATAACGGTATTAGAATGGTTGGCCTCATATACAGTTTGCAATGCCTCAAACTGGGTTTTGGTGAGGTTGCTATAACTAACCTGCATCTGCAAAGCCGGTATTGACGAACTGACCACGCGCTGTGTTTTTCCACTGTTAAATTGCAATGGTTGGCCTTGTTTTAACCATTCCTCAACTTGAATATGACGATGGTTGGCCATAATGGTTGTGGTTAAATTGTTCATTAAACGACCTGCTTAATAGTGCGGCGCACACTACCATTTGACGTAAGGCTGCTATTAATAATGCTCTCAATTGTGCCTCTATTATTAACTAAGTAATTATTAAAACTGGCCGCATCAATTGCCTGCACATTAAAGTTAATCTCAGCACTGACTTGTTTAACCTCGCCAGTGGCGGTGTTAAGTTGATGGTTTGGCACAATTGTGCCGGCGCGATCAGGTATAAATAACTCTGCACCACGCTCACCCACGATCGATGGTTGGTTTGGTGTTGGGCGGCCACCGGCAGCAAATCCGGGCAAAGTAAACCCAAATCCACCGGATATACTACGCACCAATAAGGCTCTAACTTGCATCCTAATTAAATCAGCAAGGATTGAACGCGCCATATCACTAAATGAGGTTTTAACCCCCATCACCATATTAACAATGCCATCCTCGATGCTTTGCATACCCTTAACGGTTGCACTGGCGATGGTTAAACTACCCTTACTAACATCGGCCTTGTATTGCTTAAAACCCTCGCCCATTTTTGACCAAATAGTGTCTTTAACATCAACATCACCTGCGCCACCAAAAATCTCGGGATTCCCCTTAATTACCGCTGATGTATCGTTGATTGTATTTAAAGTTGCTTTTAATGAATCACGCATAGCTTTATTATTAAAAGTAAATTTAATCTGTGACTTGTTGGCATTAACCAACTCTTTAGTAAGTCGTTCCAATCTAGCAACCGCACCTTGCCTCATTTTTGGTGCTAAGTCTTTGTTGCCTAGTTGTTTTTCAGCATTGGCAACATCTTCCATGATTTCTTTTATATCTCTAAAACCACCCAAAGAAACTGGCAAGGCTGCTTTAATTTTATTGATCCATGCAATGACACCATTGCCCATGTGTTCAAAGGCTTCAAGAATACTGATGGCCATTTCAACAATTGAGGCTGCAATTTTGCGGGCAACTTCACCAATGCCACCCTCTTTTGCAACTTTCATTTCAACCCATTCACGGAAATTGTCGGTGATGGTTTGGATGGCGGGTGCTAGTTTGGCCACTGCTTGTGTAAATGTTGAGCCTAAAAAACTTGATAATCTAGTCATGGCATCGTTAGCATCTTCAACACCTTTGGCGGTTTCAGCACTCATAACTAAGCCGAGTTTATCGGCCTCAAGCATGGTAGCGTGCATTGCCGCTGATCCACCCTCTAACACGTTAATCATTTCAGCACCACGCGCACCAAATAGCTTGTAAGCTAAATCAGCTTTTTCAGTCTTATTAGTCATGCCTGCGGTTACATCGGCCACATCTGCTAATACATCAGTGACACCTCTAAGTGTGCCATCTGATTTTAAAACACTGATGTTGTATTTTTTAAATACGTCTTTTGCAAGGCCAACGCCGCGTGACATATCGGCCATATTTACGGCCAATTTTTGCACCGACTTGTCAAGCTGTTTGGTTTGCATACCGCCTAAATTGGCAGCGTGTCTTAGGCGTTGTAAATTCTCCACACTGACACCAATAGCGCGCGACATTTTGGCCATTTCATCGGTGGCATCAAGCGATTTTTTAATAAAAAAGCCAATGCCTGCTAAACCGGCAAGGGAAACAAAGCCAGTTTTTAAACTAAAGACTGCTTTGCGAGTTGAATTTAAACCACGACCAATAGCTTTAAACGCTTTTTTAGTGCGATTTTGTAGCTTGATAACATAAGTTGCCGTTGCCTTAGCCATGCTCTTTCCCTTTTAATTCAAAATAGGCCGCCCATATAACCAGTTCGACCGTTGTTAATTCCATAATCTCATTTAAAGACTTATGCAAATGCTCTGCCAATCGGCAAAAAAAATGCAAATCATGATCCGTCTTTAAGGCTTTTTTGCCTCATCAACCGTTGGATCATCTTCACTTATTTGCTCAACAACACGGCTAATCACCGCCGTATCATATTCGCGCATTAATTCTTGCAGTTCAGCAGGCCGCCAAATACGATCACCATCTTTATTTAAGGCACGCATAATCAGTGCCATGCAAACTGCATCCACTGTTTTGCCGGCATCATATAGCTTTAAAATCTCAGCTTGTTTTTTGCCGTTAATTGCACCTTTATAAAAAATGGTATCATCCCATTCAGGCACAAAAACCGAGTTTAATTCACCCGATAAACGTGCCTTAAACTGCGCTTTTGCATTGTCTTTAATGCCCATTTACGCAGTTGCTAATGAAAGTACGCCAGTGCCTTTAAAACTAAACGAGGCATTAACCATGTCATCAATTGCACCGTTACGCTCAATCGACTCAACTAAGCACGTACCCGTATAGTATTTATCACCAGTGGTTGCGCCCTCAAAATAAAACTTAATCGTGACCGATGCACCTGCTGTTAAAGCCGTTTGCGCTGTATCGTTTTCATCTAAAAAACAATCGCATGAACCCGACCACTCAGTTGTGCCAACTGCAAAGGTTTTTGCGCTATCTGATAGCTTAGTAGTTTCGATCGTGCCTGCGCTCTCGCTCAGTGACCATGATTTAAGTTCGCCGATTGTGTCTGTGCCGACTTTTAAAAGACCCTCAGATCCAGTATGTGTTGCCATTTTTATTACTCCTTATCAGTGTTAATTGTTTTTTGTTGTTTAGCCGGTTTTTCATCAAGTGACCAACCACGCACTTGTGCATTTGCAATTTGTGATGGATGAACCACAATCGGTTCTGATCCGTTTTTATACATTTTTGGCATTTTTGCCCCCTATTTTTTTAACTAATTAAAGTATTAACATCTGTTTTATCAACCCGATATTGGGCAGTAAAACGCATTGTCATTAAACCAATTGGCTGCTCGGCCTCACCGCTAAGTGATATGTCCATGCCGTCATAATTAAAATGCTTGCATTTCCCACTCAACGTATTGTCACCACTTGCAAAAATGGCAGTTTCTACTTCTGCGCCGATGGTGTCTAGGGTGTTATCTAAATTGGTTGAAGTTTTGGCGCGTGCCTCAACAACCACATTTAATATGCGCATTTGCTTGTTACCGCTTTCCTCGCCTAAATCCTCATCTAACGTGTAAATCGTTAATGCCGGCAATAAATGTGCCGATGCGGTGTCATACGCTCTATTAGCAAACACATTTGTGCCGGTTGTACTCAACCCTGCTAATGTGGTTTCTAATTGCTCTCTAATTTGTTGCCTTGCGTGTGCCATTATTTATATTTGCGTTTCTAAAAGTAAACTGGTTAAACCCGTGCCATCCGGTTGAATACCGACCACCTTAAATGAGTTGGCCTCGATATAATTATCATCAACATAATCGTTTGAATTTTGTAAGTAAAAATCGGTAATTAAATCCGAATCAATCGTAACAATATCACCATGAGCAAAAATGCCTGCATCAATACTACTAACCACAAAGGTTGGTGTTTCTGACTCAATCCCATATACATCTGAAAAAGGGTTTTCATAAATACCATTAACAGCAACGCCGCTCACCGTGCCTTTATCGGCTAACTCGGTTTCGTTGAAAAATTCTGTTAAATCTTCTGTAAACATGGTTTTTTGAAAACTCTCTTGGTTTATTAATAAGGGGTGTTAATTGCTCAACACCCATTAATCAACTTTGTTTCCTATATTAAGTTGTCGCGTCTTTCATTGCTGCAAAACTAGCGGCATTTCTAACGGCAATATCAACATCTTGTAATGCCACAATTCTCACTGTGCCTGAAGATGAACCCGTTGAAGTATCAACATTAATGTCAATACCACCCCATGTACCAATAATCAGATCAGACCAGTTACCAAAGAGGATCGCTGAACATACTGAAGATGAACCTTTAGTAAGGTTTGATGGTACTTGGTTTGACACAGCCGCGTTGTAACCACGCAATGTGTTGTTTTCTGCCCAAACATATTGGCCAGTGCTTGAGGCTTTTTCAGTTTGCAATAACTTGCCACGTACTTTGGCGTTAGTTAAGAAACCTAAAGAACCAATATCAGCATTGTCTAAAGCTAGTTCAGACTCTAAATCAACAATGTCTGCCCAATCCGGTGCTGCACCATTTGTACCACCAACAACCGAACCAATGCCCGATGTGTTTAAAATACCCGTTGGTTGGTTGGATGCACCCGTGCCGTTAATCGCTGCTGAATCAATTGCTAATGCCAATGATGTTGCAAGATCGTTACGCACAAACGCCTCAACGTCTAATGATGACTGGAGTAACATTTTGCGAGAAATATCACTCATGCTGCCCACAGTTTTACCGGACATCGTAACCTGATCAAACGCTGCTTGTGACTCTGTTACTGCGCCTGACTCAGCTACCCAGTAAGAAGATGCACCACCGGTTTGACGTGGAATGGCAATGTTACCGACCAAATCATTCATCATTGTTGCGCCCAAACCAACCACTGACATTTTGTTTCTAAGCATATCAATAAATGAGCCTGATAATAAATCAGTTGCAACGGTATGACCACCTGCTGTTGAAGTTGTAACATTCAAATCACGCATTAAAACGTCTGTTGGGATGTAGAAACCCTGCGCTCTTTTGCCTAATTTAGATGCCATGCCATCTGACATTTCACGTTCAAAACCTGCCTCGTGCCAGTTGCCCGTCACTAACGCATTAACCGCACGCACAATTGAGAAATTACCAATCTCAGCATCATTCATGCCAATTTTAGTGTCCTCAATCGCAGCTTGTGCCGGTTGGTTTTTGTTGATTGACTCCAATGCAAC